CGTAGCCATAGTATTACTCCTGACTATATTTTTGTAATAATGCGTCTATATTAGGGTTAGATGAAGGAATGTTTGCCCCGATTTCGGTTGAATAGTCAGTATTCAACGCTTCTTTAGATTTTAGCTTCATATTTTTTAGCTCCTCACGGTAATCTTTAAGAGATTGAATAAATTGATCTGTACCTTGGCTTTCTTGAAGCGTAGCCTTCATTGATTCTAAACGAGGCCATTCACGTTCAGTCATTGTACCTATTGCGCCGGCAGTGCCTCTAATAGCTTGCAAGCTGTTGATTGAAGCTTTAGATTGAAGACTTTTAATATAAGCTTCGGCATTAGCTGTATCAGTACGACCAGTAGGAAGTCTGCTTGTTATTGGCCCTGTTGCGTTAGCTAAACCTTTATGAAGTTTAGGTGCAGTTTCAGTCCCTATTAACTTATCAATGTTTTTAAGTTCTGCGTCTATAGATGCGTCAAACAGTTTAGCGTTTGTTTTATCTGCTGCTTTTAATTTATCTAGCTTATATTGTTGCGTAGCGTTTAAAGGTTTTACATAGCCTGGCGCACCTGTAGTTTCCGCTACTTTAACTCTACGTTCTTCTAAACCTAAGCGTTGCTTATCAAGCGCTATACGTTGTTTATCAAGCGCTATACGTTGCACGTCAGCAGGCGCTACTGTTTTTTGCGTTGTGCCAACAACTTTAGGCAAACCTGTTAAGGGGTCTATGTTCGTATAATTTATTGCGCCACCAACATCAACACGTTCTGTTTTGGGCAATAGTTTGTCCGCTTCAAGTGCATGCCCCGCCGCCCAACGACGGATGGCTTCAGGGTTATCACCTAACGCTGTTAATTGTGCTAGGTCAGCCGACACGTCTGAGCCTGTCATACGACCTACATCTTGTGTGACACGGATAGCGTTAGCTAAGGTAGGGTTGGCTAAAACTTGTGTTGCGCCTGTTTTAAGAACACCGTGTATTTTAGTAAGCTGTTCTATTTCAGCATTTTTAGCTAGTGTTTTTTCTTTACTTGTTTCAGCTTGAAATTTCTCATACGCTTGACCTGTCTTAGGAGAGATACCGTAAAGGCCTTTAGCAAAGTCAGGCGACGTTCTGTCTTGTTGGGCAAAATAGTTACGGACAGCTTCGTCTTCGGCTATTGCACGTTGTTTTTCTTGCATAGCTAGTTGATTTGCTTGACCAGTCTGTTGCAGGTTTTGCAACTCGTACATCTTCGCCATCTGATTGATGGGCGATTCTATTTGCATAGGCTTAACGCCTAAAGCAATACTATAGTCTAAAGCCATGATTAATATCTCCCTAATGGATCGTATGAACCGCCAGTTGACCATTGTCCATCAACCATACCTCCGCCGCCGTATAGATTAGGATCTACAAACGAATTACCTCCGCCTTGCGGGAAAATTCTGTTCATTAATTGATTTTGATTGTATTGATTGTAAGCATTACCTATGGCGTTAGACCATGCGTTAGCTGAGCCAACGTAACCGGATGCGCGGGCGTTACCTGCGTTCATGTAGTTCTGACCGGCGTTAGTGGCATAGTTCTGACCTGCGCTTGCTACATTCCCCGCGGCAGTTTGACCTGCGCCCATTAGACTTTGTAAGGGGTTTAGTTGATTGGCACGGTTAGTTTGATAACGGTTAAACGCGTTGGTGTACTCTTGCGATCCCATCTCTTGACCGTAACGTGTAGCGCCACGCAATGCTGCGCCTGACAACATACCGCCTCTAGCGGCTGCCGTGCGATCTAGTGCTTTCATGCCTTCAGATAATCGGAACGCATAGCCTGGGTCTTGTTGGAAGTCTGCCATGCTAAAGTCTTTAGCATACTTACCGCTACCGCCAGGCGTTAGCCCCATGTAGTCTAGCAGTCTATTTTGTGCAGATAGCCCAGCCTCACGGAACGGCGCGTTCAGTTCAATGTTCTTCTCATACATCTCACGCTGTAGTTCTGTCGCGCGATCTGCTGACTCAGCCTGAATACCCGCTGCTTTCTTAGAGGCTTTACCGCCTATAACAGCGCCAGCTACGTTACCAAGTACACTTCCTGCTATACTACCGACTATACCGCCCATAATTGTTTCTCCAATCTAATAAGCCCATCATTACGGCTAACTTCATTAAACTTAAAATGTTTTGCTAACCGTAAAGACTTAGCGTTACCCTCTTGTATCTGTATTATAGCCGTTGGGTAATCCTTGGCTATTGAATCTATTACTTTTGTAATCTCATGCTTTACATTCCACTTGCCTTGTCTAGCTTGAGATACGAATAAATCAAATTCATTCTCTACTACTATAAACACACCGCCATCAAAGTTAACTATTTTAGCGTGTTGCTCTACTGCCTTCTTAGCTTCTGCGTCATACGTTACATTATCATATTTCTTATAATGGGCAACTATAACTTGCCAAACATCATCTGGTATCATACGTTACTGTACAAACTCCACAACGTCGCCTGCATTTAACCCGTCTATAAACGTAACTACAGTCGATGATGTTTCAACATAGTTCAATGTAACGATTTGTTTAGATCCATTAACTAATACGCTTAGACTGTTATTGCCTACAACATAAGTAAAGCCTACAGTAAACGCTGTTTGACCTGCTGTGGCTACTATGTCATTTTGACTACCTGCTGAAGGTAGCCCTGTGATGTTGTCCATAGACCATAGTTGCACATTGGTAGATGTTTTTAACACAAGTTTATACGCGGCGGCAGTTAGCCATATCTCACCTGCTGGTCTACCTGCGGCGTCTAATATGATGGGATTTGAGTTAGCTGTTGAACCTGAACTAGTAGTGTAGGTTGCAAGCGGGGTAGTCGTACCGGCTGCATAGGTGTATAAAAGGCCGCCAGCTAAAGGCACACCGTTATTATCAAAGAATTGCCAGCCTGCGCCGCCTAGGGGGGATAGGTTAAGTGCCATATATAACTCCTAATGTAACAATAGCCCCTAAAACCGTGGCTAACCAATCATAAATATCTGAGGTATGATTAGGATGCTCGTAATCATACCATTCTTTTGCGCCCGCTACTATAGTTACAAGCAGTAAAGCCCAGTAGCCTATAACAAAGTACGCTACAAAAGCTAGGGTAGCGCCTACAACAAAATGCGCTTGTAAATCGACACGTACCGGAATACGTGGGCTAGACAGTTTGGCAAATAAGTTAAATAGTTTTTCCATTATATTAACTCGATGTAACTGTTTCCCATCCAGTTGCGCCGCCAACACGAAGTTTATTTAATGTCGTGTTGAAATAAATTGCACCTTTTTGATACGGTGGCTCATTACCTGTTGTAGCTTGTAAGGGGAATATACCGCTAGAACCTATGCCAAAAGAAGGCGCAGCGGATTCACCTGATGCGGCATCAAAGGTAAAGTAGTTAAGTTTTATGTTGCCCCTAAAGCCTGGTACTGCATAAACATTTAAGCCACCAGTAGGCGTTACGCCACTTACGCCGTCGGTTACATATTTTTGAACTAATTGAGTTACATTACCTACACTAAAGTCATCAGTACCTAATTTTTCTGTTGCAGCTTGAAGGGTATTAAAGAAGTTCAGATAAGGCGGAGCTACATCATAAATTTGTCCAGCGTAAGCTACATCGCCTAATGATATTAACCCTTTAGAAGCTGTTTCATAGAACCCTGCGGCAATTAACGTATTGGTTTGTTGCATACTGCCTGTTTTATACAAGCTATTTGTACATATATTTCCTGTTCCAACAATAGTCCAAGAAGTTTCGCAGTCAATTACAGGGCCAGCTTGGTCAAAAAAGTTACCTGTAAAAGCAGCAGTGTAGGTACTACCCATTTTATAACAAGCCGCGCTTGCTATGCCTTCATGGTAGTTTCCAGTTATGCTCACCCCGTTACCAAAGCCTATTTTTAATACTGGGCCACCCCAAGACTCAAATAGATTGCCTACAAGTGAGCCGCCTACCATTTGGCCTTCTGCTTCTAAACATTGACTATCTGTTAAATCACTAACTTCAAAACAATTATTAGTCAAATGAACATCATATAGCCCGCCTGCACCTGCGCCAGGTGCGCCATACACTACTTTTAAAAAACATCCTTTAACGTCTAACATTGTGCAACCACTAATATAAAAACTCTGCACAAAAATTGCGCTGTATAACATTCTTATTCTATAAAAATAGCAATTGTTAAAGTACATCCTTAAAAACTTATTGCCATTTAAAACAAAACAATTTACAGTCCTTGCGCTTGCGCTAAACCGTATGTTTTCAAATCTAATAAATTCTGAAGGCGGCGTAGTACCACCAAATTGCGTAGGCAAAGTAGAACTAAACATTGAAATAGCTTGATCTGTATAAAAACCTGCATTGGCGCTATTGCCATATATAGTAAATATATCGTTTTGCGTATCTACAAGCCTATCAATGTTTACAGATGATGTAAGGTATATCTTTTGAGGAATAAGCAAGTCTTTTAGATTATCTAAACAATAATCTACTGCACTTTGAACATACGCAGAACAATTTGTTGTTTCAGTATTTGTTCCGCTAGGAATAAAATCCATAACTGAAACAAATTCACGTAGCTTTTCATTAATAGGTCTATTAACTGCACCTGTGCCTGTTTGTTGAAACTTAGGTATTAATGTTGTCATTTTGACTATCCTTATATGCTTTAATTATTTCTGCTGTCCACGCTACGTTAGCAATTGCCGCAACTTGCGGTGGCGCGGCTGTTAAGTCTTGGCCTGGCGTTAAACTTGTACGATGATATGTTTGAGATAGCTGTACATCGTCCTCTAAAATACGAGTAACTTCTCGGTATAAAATTGTACCATCTTCTATTACGGTAATTTGATCAATCTTTACTTCTTTAGTTAACGCCATTTGTATTTTTCCTTTGTGTCCGACTACACTAATATGGTGTAGTTATGTTGAGGTTGTGTATGTCACTGAAGCCCAAGTAAATACGTTTACAGGGCTTGCTACTATTGTTATATCATTTAAAACGCCATCCAATGCTTGAATGTTAGTTCCTGTAGCGTAAGAAGCGCGGGATCCGCTTCCAGATGCGGTATTAGACACTAAAGTGCTTAAAGCAACTGTACCTGAGTTGGCAAAAGGCAAGCCTGATATAGCAAGTATTCCTGCTGCACCTGTTGTATTTACACTGCTAAAGTTAATTGTTGCCATTACTAATCTACCAATTTTTGTATATGTCCCTGTAGCCGTTGGAGAATTACCTGCGGTAGTAAGACCTTTTAATGTACCTGTCCAAGTGCCTTCTTCATAATCATCTAGCGTATTAGCGTCTGTACTAGCCGATTGTGTGGCAGGAAATGTGACCCCAGCACCTGATGCTGACGGTGTTGCGTTGCCTACGGAGATTGTTGTTACCGCTTGAACTCCACCAGCAGCAGGTATACGCATACGTTCTGTGCCAGCGGTAGTTAATATTAAATATGCCCCAGTGTCTGCGGCTGCAATATTAAAATATGTTGGTGCAGCTTGTATTAAACCATATCTAGTTGTAGCTGTTGTGTCAAAAAAAGTAAAACTTCCTATACCATCAGAAGCTCTACCTTTAATACGGATTGCATTAGCGCCAGTAGAGCTTTGCACATCTAATGATTGGCTTGCGCCTGAACCGTTAACAGTTACTGTTGTAGCCACTACAGTAGATGGTGTAGTAGCCCCTACAGTTCCATTAATATTAATACTAGCCGTCCCAGTAAGATTAGTTACGGTACCGCTTGAAGGCGTGCCTAATGCGCCACCTACAGAATATTTATTATTAAATGTCGTCCAGTCCGCAGCGCTCAATGCACCACGGTTAGCGGCAGACGCTGTAGGCACGTTCAATGTGATGACTGGCGTTGTGGTGCCGTTAGCAACGGTTGAGCTTAAGTCAGTACCTGACGTGCCTAGTGTTAAGGCCGCAACGCTTGTGACTGTACCGCCAGTGCCTGTCGCATTAATTGTAATTGCAGTAGAACCGTTGTAGGTTGTGCCAGTGCTAAACGATACGCCAGTACCAGCCGTTAAGTTAAACAAGCTACCGCCAAGCGCTACGCCTGATATAGTGCTGTTAACTAACGCGCTGTTAGGTATTGAAGTAAGACTTGCGCCTGATCCGCTGAATGTAGTTGCAGTAATCGTAGTGCCAGTAATGGCTTTAGGTGTTGTAGCGCCAATGATGACGTTGTTTATATCGCCGACACCGGTTGGGTTAATACTGACATGGCCTGTGCCTGTCGGAGACATATCAATATGGGCGTTAGCGCCGTTCATATTAATTGATCCGTCTACGGTGCAATTAACGCCCCCGCCTGCGGCCCATTGGAAACAAGCCGCGCCACTAGCCGTTCTTAAGTTACCGCCAGCAGAACTTGAAGCATCGTAGTTAGTACCAGCAAACTTAGTGCTTGCGGTGATGGTAGTGCCTGTAATAGTATTAGCAGTAGTGTTACCTATTGTAGGCGGCGATGACAAATCTAGTGTACCACCTAGAGTTAGGTTGCCTGTAGTAGTCACGGTGCCTGTCAATGTAAGACCATTAACAGTGCCTGTACCGCCTACGCTCGTAACCGTACCGCCTGAGCCTGTCGCGTTAATAGTAATAGTGCCAGCGCCATTAGTAATAGATACACCTGAGCCTGCGGTTAGCGTGGCTTTAGTTAAGGTGTTGCCTGTAGAGTTACCGATAAGCAGTTGACCATCGGTGTAGCTAGTTTGGCCTGTGCCACCTGCTGATACTGGGACGACTTTCCAGCCAATAACTTGCACAGCGCCTGCATTATCTTTGTAGAATAGCTTACCATCAAAAATATTAATGGCTAATTCAGAGCCGCCGGCGCTATTCAATAAATCACCAGCCGCAGGTGTATTACCTGTGGTTGAGCTAGAATAAATCTGTATCGGCGTAAAACCTGTTTGAGCCATTAAAATGAACCCCCTGAAATACCTACATATTTAGATGCAGTTGCTGTCGTAAACGTGGCTGTTGCTGGCGTTGTTGCACCAATTGAAGTGCTATTAATCGTACTACTTGTGATTGCGCCGTTTGTATATCCAATGCCGTTAAGTATACCCGAAATAACTTGACTTGCGTTAATTGCTATTGTTACATCTTGTATACTTACAATAGCCCCAAATGAGTCTACGGTTATCTGCGGTACTTTTGATGCAGATCCATAAATGCCTGGCGTAACGCTACCAGTAGCTGAATACGCTATTGAGTATAGGTTATTAAAGAACCTAAACCATTCGTTCGACACAATGCCTGTCTGTGGATCGACAAGTGAAACCCTAGGCGCAGGAATACGGGTAAAGTTAAGCATTAGTTCCGCTGATGAGTAACTCAGCGCCCATAATTGCTATTTTAACTGGGTCAGTCCCTGATACCTCATACACGCGGTCACGTAGCTTTTGTGTCATGCCTAGACGCCGCCAAATAGTACGATAGCCATATTGACCTATCGCCCCCATAGACTTCCAATGTTCATTAGACCAAGTGTGACCGCCATCGTCAGACCAACGCAACATGGCTTGGGGGTCATTGCCTTGGCCAACAACAAGCCCCACGCCTGACTCAGACTCTAGTTGTAGACTGTGTTGCGCTGTGCGTCGTAAGTTGTTCTGACCGCTAGGTAGCGCTCTCCATGAGCGTAGCCACTTTTGTGTTGCGCCATCATCGGCATAGACGTCTAAATCAAACTTGTAGATGTTGCCATTTTCATAGTCGCCTACAAGCGTTGTAGATTGGAAGTTACACTGACAATTTGAACGATGACGTGTAAACTCACCGTTAGTTAAGTAGGCACGTTCATGCCACGCGCCTGTAGCTACATCGTATACCCATGTGGCGTTGCCAGTAGGGAACGATATAACGTAGAACGCATGACCTTCTTGTTGGTATGTGTAAGCCACAGCGTCGGATATGTCGGTGTAGCCTTGGATAGCGTATTCGATAGCGTGTGTTGACACGCGCTGTGCAGCGTAGCCGTTAGACCTGTAAATAACACCAAAGCCCCGTGGGTCGTTGCCTAGCCAAAACAATGAGTTATCTAGCTTTGCTACAGAATAAGGTGCGATACAGCCTGTCTCGTTAAACGCACCTTGGATAGGTATCAACGGGAAGTCGGTAGCACCGGAGTCATACCAAACCTCTGTCGTGTCCGTACCGAATACCCATAGCTCACGATGGATAGAGTTAACGGC